AGTAGTGTGCTACCGATAAACAAACTGCTTACTTTGCCCGAAGGCATTTTAGTAATAAATAATGTTTTTAAATTTATGTATAATTATTTATGTTTTATCTCTTGCAAATATAAATGTTCATTCCTTTTAAGAACATCTCTTAATCTCATAAACATTGGTAAAAATATATAAACACCCACAAATATTAATATTGCAGCAAGAATAATATAAAAAATAATACTGAAGTAACTTCCAAAGAAAGCTCTTAAAGGCTCAAAGATAACACTTATACCTTCATCTTTTACTCTACATAACCAAGTCTTACACCTGGTGTCTTTCTCCCTCACGAATAATGTTTGATCTCCTGTATCAATCTCTATTTTATCATTTTTTGCCACTGTATCGAATAGAATATCATATTCATGATTGCAGATTTTGAATTTTTCTATGTGATTTGGTTTTGTGGGGCAACTCATCTTAATACCATAAGATTGCTTTGTAGAACTGATAATAATTCTGTTATGGAAAATAGTGCAAGGGCCTTCAAGGGTGCATACAGTATCTATATTTGTGACTATTTGGAAATTACAGGAATAACTCTCAAAACATGAAGGACATCCTACACATTTTGCATCCACCTCTAACTCTGGTCTCTCTGCAAATAGTTTATACCGAATATCACCTAACATCAATTTAATTTGCAATTCTCCCACAAGATGTTTTGAATTAGATACTGTTATTGTTTCATGATTATCTGCAAAGATCAAATCTTTTTCTTCCTTTAATAAAGAACATGATGCGTAATTATTCATATAACACCTTCTTATAATTATGTCTTTCCTACTTGCACCATGACATATGTAATCAAATTTCACTGTACCAGCACCCATTACAGTTGAATTGGTCTTCTGAACATTCCCACACATTTGACTGAATGACCCTAAGTCATTTATTTGGCCACTGTATAATTTATGATTAGTAACTGCAAGGAGGTTAGGTAAAGTCTTAGTATCAACTGTTTTAAATTGTAATTCAACATCATCTGTCATTTTTGTCTCTACAGAATTGACCTCAGTGCAAAATGTGTTACCAGGGTAGTTTATGCAAACAGTTAAAACTACTGTTTCTTCTAATGCCTTTTTATAAACCTTTGTGTCTGATCTTATCATGTCTTGACAAGAGCCAAATACACAACCTGTATTTATTGCTAGACACCCAAATTCTTCACAACCCCATCTGCTTGTCCTTTCTTGTGAAAATGTTAACCAATTTTGGTCATGTGTTATATTTTGAGGACATGACCCTGTGCATTTTTCATCATGTTTTGAATTTATTCCTATGGTCGGTCCTGTATCATATATATGATTGTAAGTTGTTTGTATTACAGCACTCTTAACATAGATTATAACATCCATTACCGGGAAATTGTCTTTCGTCATAATGTTATAACCAATACTTGTTCCTCCTAATGCTGGTATACTTGTTAATATATATGCAGCCTCGAGGCCATCAGAATTTTCTACTCCCAGAGCAGTAATATATTTATAAATTGGCTTTATATGAGGTAAATTAGCAGTTGGTTTAAAGTTATAAATGGTTAAAGTGTGTGTCAACTTATCTGATAAAGCTCTTTTGAATTCTTCCAAGCTCTCCAAGTCTACTCTATTTATATATTCTGATTTTCTCGATCTGAATTCCCAGATACAATCTTTAATAATTTCTGGATTTATAGGGTATCTGTCTGTTCCACATTTATGACTTAGACAATAATGGCCAATTTCATTCCCTGTGTCTTCTCCTTCTCTGTGGTCAGTATAATACAATAGTTCACTGTCACATTTTATAATATTCCATTTTTTGTCTCTTATTGTACACTGTCCTTTATCTTTGACTTTACAACTATGAATAGCAATAGAATATACATCTTCAGTTGTGATAGGATCTATTAGGAAGCATGTCATTGTTTTTAATCTATCAAGGGCTGATTGGTCAATTGACTCAAAATCATTTAAGCAGTGTATATCTTTATTGCACCAAGTGTTGGGCTTATTATTAGATTTATAATATTTAGAAGGTTCTTTATAGATTTGGTAATTAGGTTGGTTTCCACATGCTATCATACTTGATAAAGGAATATTAAATCTAGGACTAATGCAGGATATTTTTTTCATGTTTACACAATCCGATGTTTGTTCGCCAACAACTGAATTTGATAAAGATTCTTGCTTACCAGAATATGTGGTTCTTAGTTCATCAGTAGGTCTCAATATCATTGCTTTTTGAGCACCACCCAATTCAGTAGTATTGAAAATTGACATGCTAAATAAAAATTTTCCAAATCTTAATATCCCTACCAATAAATTATTGTAGCTATATTTTGTGAATAATTTTTCCAATAATTTTATTGCGTTTGTTGTATCTTTTTCTGATAAAAATTTATAAAGCATTGCTTCTGATAATCCTGGAAATGCTGCACTATATATTTTGTAAAATAATCTTAAGTCATGTAGTAGGAAGTTGCTCTTACTGTGATAAGTTGAATTCATTTCTCCAGCAAAGTCCCAATCACCATTCTTACACTTTGTCTCATCACTCATGCATCTACAAAAATGATGAGTAGTGTGTCTACTACAAATGTCAAAACTCTCTGTTTTTGCAATCAGTCTCCATTTTCCTTGAGAATATCCACTATTATGTTCAAATAGACTGTAATAATCACAGTATTTACTCAGGAATATGGCTTCCAGCATATGCATTGTTGTGTATGTTTTCTGTGACCTGATTGCCTTGATGGCATCGTCAATTGTTGCCCCTAACATGTCAACTTGTTCTGCGTCTGCTTGTGATATTTTATTCTGATCAACAAGTGTTTGTGCTTCTTTTGCATATGTTTTTTCTTCTTGTTTAATACATGTATTGGGTGCAAATATTGGGCCTATACAGTCTATTGTGATTTCTGTTTTCTCCCAGCAATCTGCTTGTGCAGATACAACCAGCAGCGTGTTTTGACCAATTAATAGAATTAACAATGTTGCTAGTATTATCTTAGTCCATGTCATCTGATATGCATATGTACATCTTTTTGTCACTTTATGTATACTTAATCCTTCAGCATCTTCCAATTCACCACAAGTGCAGAAGCCACATTTATTAGTAAAATCACCCAGATATTTTATATTTTTCTTGCTATGATACATGCTGCATTCTGAACAATACATCACGTTGAATTTGCTCAGAAAATATGTTATGTTTTGAAGTTTATACAATATCAGCATTGAGGAAATTAAAATAAATGAGCCAAAAATCGAGCTATAAAAAACAATATATTCTTTTATCTTAGCTTCTTGGTAGAAACCTTCTATAACATCTGCTATTTCCTCTAGTGTATATTTCCTTTCCTCAGGATAATTAGTCATTGTACCTTCAATTGGTGTAACAAATGATAAAATAAACAATGACAGAAGGATAGATATAACAAAAGATGAGCCTTTTGATTTGCACAGCCTTCGTGCTACTCTTAGACTCTTATAACCTTGGCAAAGGCCAGATTCTCTATGTATTCGCATTCTATCTGATGCTTCAAACTTCAAACCACATACACAGAATGACCCACAATTAGTAAATGGGTGATATGCAAGGCCACAGCAATTACACTTTTTACAGCTTTTATTATATGCCCAGCCATAACAGTATGCAATAGGCATAAAGAGTGGCATTAATAAATAACATATATAAGTTTTCGTCAAGATAACTAACATAATAAAGATTGCTATAGTCAATACAATTATAATTATTAGCTCTATATTTTGACATATTGATGTTGCCATGTATCCAGGCAGAATAGTATTGTGGAAAAATCTTACACATGACATATGATTTCTGAAGCACGCATGGAATTGTACTGTTTTTTTGCCACAAGAAACTTTAATATGTTCGCATGTTCTATCTAATGTAACAGATGCTTTTGTTTTAAACCAGCCAGAACTTAATGTAGTCCCTGACACTTCAAAATGGTTCAAATTATCTGTTTGGAAAATTATTTGAGCATCTTCCTTGTCAACTGTTATCACACAATCTCTGGTGCAGATATAATTTTTTGTTGCCAAACTCATATCTTCATTCACTTCTATGACATTAATACTTCCTCCTGCTGAAGGCACTGGGTTGCATGCTTTCCATTCTTTAACTATCCAATTTCTATAAATTTTACTATGGCCATATACCCCTGTATCATTTTTTTGGTATGTTATCTCTGATTTAATCATTGAGACATCATCTTTGAGACAGAATTCTGAGATGGATGTAGTTGATATCTTCTCCTTGACCAAAGTTCCCTCATGGAAACACCTTGTTGACAATGGTGTTGAAGATACCAGCTGTATCATCAGTAAAATTATGGGAAATAGCATTTTGCAATGATTCCTTGATAATAGTAGTGTAGTATATCGGTAGTACACTACT